TCAGAACTTATGGTGCAGATAATCGCTCAGCCTGGAGAACATGCTGCCTTTTTCCACCGCGTTGAGCGTGACCAACGGCCAGTGCGCCACCAGCTTATCGCGATCGTAGAGTTCAATTTCCCCGACCCGCTGTTGCGCGGCCAGCGGCGCTTCCAGTTCAGGCTTATCGAGAACATATTTGGCTTTGATATGCGCCACTTCTGACTTCGGCAAGCTGAGCCAGAAATCGCGGTCAGTGCCCACTTCAATGTTTTCGCGGTCGCCGTACCAGATGCGCTCGGTGCCGACCTTTTTCCCTTTATGCAGGATCTGCACGGTATCAAACTGGCTTTGGCCCCATAGCAGCAGCTTGCGTGCCTGCTCCTCGCGGCCTTTCGGGCTATCCGCGCCCATAACCACGGCAATCAGACGCCGCTGCCCGTCCACGCTTGATGCGATCAGATTAAATCCCGCGCCGGATGTGTGGCCTGTTTTCAGGCCGTCAACATTGAGGGTCTTATCCCACAGCAGGCCGTTGCGGTTCTGCTGGGTGATGCCATTCCACGTCAGGCTCCGTTCGCTGTACATATGATAAAAATCGGGCTCGCCGTGAATAATCGCCCGCGACAGCACCGCCAGATCGTAAGCGGAACTGTGCTGGCCCGGCGCGTCAAGGCCGTGGACGGTTTCAAAATGGGTGTCGCGCAGGTTCAGCTTGCGGGCGTAGTCGTTCATCATGTTTACGAATGGCGCTTCGCCGCCTGCGATGTAATCCGCCAGTGCCACGCAGGCATCGTTGCCGGAATCCACAATCAGGCCGCGGCTCAGGTCATGCACCGTCACGCGGTCGCCCGCTTTTAAAAACATCAGCGAAGAACCGGCAAAGACCGGATTGCCATAGGCCGAGGCGTCGGCACCCACGGTGACCACATCATCCGGCGCGATCCGATGGCTGTCGATGGCGCGGTCCACCACATAGCCGGTCATGAGTTTGGTCAGGCTTGCCGGGTTGCGCTGTTGATGCTCATTTCCTGCCGTTAAAATCTGGCCGGTGGTGTAATCCATCAATACCCATGCGCCTGCCTGAATGGTGGGTGCGACGGGGGTGACGGCGAACGTGGGTTCTGCACGGACGTTCTGGGAGAAAAAAGCGAGCAAAGAAGCAGCAATCAGGCGGGTTTTCAACAGCATATCCTCGTTGGTGTTTTTTATTTCGCGCCTGTTTTACGGGAGTTGCGATGTAAACGCATGTTCAAATTGCAAAGAAATATGACAAGCAGCACATTTTTCAGCGCCTGTCTTATCGGACGGCCTGAAAAACCCCCGTGATTTCCTTCTGCCCGGGCAGGCGATGGTTTACCATTACCCCCCTGTTTTGAACCCCTTCAGGAGGGTGACCGGTGACTGAATCCGCAGCTCAGCCGACTTTTTTATTTCACGATTACGAAAACCAACCTTGAGAAGCCTATTAAATAGGGAAGAGAACAACATTTATTATTATTTGGTACGCATTTTGGTACACCACCTCGTTTTCACATCACTGGCGCTTCGTCATCCCGCAATCCTTACCTCCCAAATTACTTTACAACAAGCAAATCCGAAAACCGCGTAGTGTAGCGCGGCGATAACATGTCCCTTTTCATCTGCCACTGCTGTATACCCTGCCCTGCAAAAAACAACTTGCCCTTTCCAAACTTCGCGTTGAGCAGTTTCGGAACCTAAATCATTTTTTCGCTGTTTCACTGTGGCGCATGATGTCGTAATCACTGAGATAAATAACAGGTTTGTTATATTAAAGTTACTGTCTTTATTGCCGATAAATTAACTACCCTGCCCTGAGCAAGGGACTTAAACAAGATCAACGTTTTTGCCCGCTCCCGTGCGGGCTTTTTTTTGCTGACTTTCTGCCAGTATGCGGTTGAAGATAAGAGTTATCTGGCAATAAGCTCCTCCACCTTTTTCTTCAGCTCTTCCATGCTTGATTTAAGTGCTTCAATTTCGAGCTGTTGTGCATTGTTTTCCTCCACCAGCGACTGCAGCACAGCATGATGTACCGCAACCATTGAGCCTGAGTCCCCGGCTTCTACTGCTAACACATCATCAATAACGGTGCCGTCATCCAGCTCGCGCGAACCAGTGTTGATCACGGCGTCCGGGAAGAACCTGGCGATGTCATTCGCGATGACGCCAATGCCGAAACGCCCCTCTGCGCCTTTGTGTCGGTATTTCCAGGTGGCCGCCCGGATATTCAGCAAAATATCGCGCGGACTTTCAATGGGCGTAATGTCGTCTTTAATGCGTTCATCGGAACCGGCGTTCACCCACGCCCCGCTTGCTACAGCATTCCCTGTCTGGGCGAACTCAAACGTTGCGGCACCACCAGCCACTGGGGCCACCACTATGCGGGCAGCATGGTAAGTTGTTACACGATGCTGAAAGCGAGTAAACGCCCCATCGTTGGCGAAGACCTTAATAACGTTATTAACGAACTCAGACCCGATTGTCTGTCCATGCGCCGATCTCACTATCACCGACTCGCCGAAGTCGCCCGAGGTAGAATTATTAAGGAAGTCGATAACACCCGTATATGATGAGCCCTTTGCTGATGCGGCGTTTACGAGACGAGAGTCATCACCCGCTGCAACGGTGCCGGCACCAGTGCCAACGTTTTTAGTCGCGGAGTCGCCGAGTTGCAGAGCGGAACGAGCGCCGCCCGGAGTGGTGGCCCCTGTTCCGCCATTCGCAACCGGGATAACGTCGGCACTTGTCCAAATCTGGCGTACAGCAAAAATTCGTGAACCCTTACTGCCTGAAATTCGAACCTGATACCGCCTGAAAAGGCTATTGGTGACATGCGATAACCAGCATTCGGCCGTGACAATAGATCCGTCAACACCGATTACATTGAAACATACAGGCGTCGAGCCCCATCCTGTGGTATCGACTCCTGGCGGGGTATTAGTCATGTTGCTGGCAGCAACTGAGAACTCCTGACCACTGACAAAATCAAACTGGTTCCAGTCCATTCCGGATACGGATGACATGCTCGATACGCCAAGGCCCAAATCATTCAGTACCTTTGCCCCTTGCTGCTCCCAGGAAGACCAGGTGGTCCCGGATAGCGTCCGCTGCCAGGTGCGGTTGATAAACGCAGCACCCGATACGATGGCGGTAAATCTCTGCACCACTGAATTAGCGCTGCTGCGCAACAGCACTTCACAGATACCTGTCAGCCCGGATGCCACAGGGCCGTTTGTAGCGACACCAGTAATGGACCAGGTGCCGGAGGTAACCAGGGCATTTAAATCACCCTCATAATATCCGGGGCGCGAATTCACACCGACGAGGCTCCAGTCACCCCATGGCCCGTCCACCCCGTTCCATGATGCAGTGAGAGAGCGGACATAAACGTTGCCGTTTCGGACTGTATACCGCTGGGTGCCTCCCCACTGCCCGCCTGCGAACACTTCCAGGAAACCCACAGCATTCGGTTCCGGGAAATTGCTGGCTGGCTGCGCATTATTCGATGTGCCCTGCATCCATATCCCGGTAAGCGTCGTTGTCGGTCCATAGCTGTTCAGATTAGCTGCTGCTGGCAGCGCGCCACGGACCTGCTGTGATGAACCGACCAGTCCGGCCATTTTTGTCCATGACGGGCCCGGAACCTTTGTGCCGTCCGGCAGGGTGATGTTGATATCTCCGTCAGCAGAATAAAATGACTGCCAGTTAGCTTTGTCATTATTCATCCCGCGCATTGCAGCAGTCGTCTGCGCAACAAGATCGGCGGTTACCTGGTTCAGTGCCTTACGCGGCACTGCTGCCCAGGCGGCACCCGTGGTGGTTGGCCCGGTGAAGGGGCTGACAAGCGTGGCGGCCGTGTTGCTTGTGACGGTATCAACCGGCAGGGTGTACAACACGCCACCGATGGTCACGGTGATAAAATCGCCCTGTTTTAAATCCGTGGTGAATAACGTACTGGTACCAACAACCGCCGTGGAATTGTTGGTCAGTTTGAGAGTTCCTGCGGACATAATGTCTCCTGATTACAGGCAATAAAAAACCCGCCGGAGCGGGTTGGGTTACGTGATTTGCGCGAATGAGCCGGAGCCGCGCAGTATTAACATGGTGGGCGAGGATATCGACGCACCCGCGCCCGGCAGTTGCTGATCTGCGTTCACTACGCATGACACGTTGATTAACCGTTCGGAGGTGCGCACGCTGTGCATGACCGTTGCCGAAAACACCCCGGAACCGGGGGTGTTAAAGTTAAACGACCTTGAGACACCATTTATCGTTATGGTGGCAATCGCCCCGACAGAGCCGCTGTTGGCTCCCTGAACCCTGACGTTCATTAACACGACCACCTGTTTTGCGAGGTTGAATGTTGCGCTGTCCACATACCGGAAGGACCGAACATAACCGTTCGGCGCATCATCAAATACCATGCCGTTGGCCACGTCGCCGATAAAGCTGGACGCTTCCACTGTCCCTGTAAATTTTCCTCCGCTGGCGTAGACAGTTCCTCTGAACTCACCATCAGTCGCATAAACCGTGCCCCTGAAGGAACCTGATTCGGCATAAACGGTTCCCCTGACGGTTACACCGGCGAACCACGCAAACCCGCTTTTGTTAATGTGCCAGCCCACATTGCCGGTGCCATCCCATGTGGTGGACTGGATGTACTGGCCAATTTTGGCGTTATCGATGCTGGCATTCTGAATAAACGCAGAACGCAAAAACACCTGACCGTTGAACACAAAGAAAGCGGCTTCATAACTGCCCGGATCGCTGCCGGAATAGATACCGAACTGATCAGCAGCAAAGACTGCCGTCGATTTATACCCTCCGCTGCCGTTTGGCTCGAGTGACATTCCAAAGCCCGTGTTATAGAGCTGCTCGCCACGCCGTACGCCAAGATTCAGGGTGTATGAAACCTTTGCGGTACCGTTATCGGTAATAACAGAAGTCAGTTTCTGGTTGATGGCTGCCTGCTGGTTTCCTAGCTGGGTTGCTACCTGCGTCTGGTACTGAGCAAAGGCCTGTTCGGCTGAAGACTGCGCCTCCTGAATGGTGGTAATGCTGCTTTTAACACCGTTAAAGTCGGCCGCCACTGAAAGCCGGTATTCAGCGAACGCCTCGTCGGCGTTAGCCTGTGCGGTTTTAACCTCACTGATTTCTGCAGCAGCATCACCAAACTGAACGGCCACAAGCTCCTGGTACTGTGCGAAGGCCCGTTCGTTATCCGCAATGGTAATCCTGGCCTGAGAGATTTCAGCACGCGCCAGTCCCACCTGTTCATACTGGATCTGCGCCCCTTCCACCTGGGCCAGCGTGTTCTGCATCGTCGCTTCCAGGCTGTAATCTATCCCGGCCTGCACATTCTTAAATGCCTCTGAATCACGCACCGCTTCATCGATGTAATCGATCATGCCAGGGATATCTGACGACGCCTTGCCTGATGCCTCAACAAAACCCGACACGCCGAACGCGTTGCGCGTCCGCACGTACATGTAATACGTGGTATCCGCTTTCAGTCCGTGAAGATTCCACTGGCTTGATCGCCCGAGGAACTGCGTCTGGTCTTCAATCAGCGCCGGGTTAAGAACACGATTTTCACCGCTGTACCAGAATTCAAAGGTGGTGTCTGAAGTGGCAGTCACACGCATAACCGGGACGATATCTGCTGAGAAAAGACCAGGCGTCCAGATAACGGATGACGGTGCCAGTGGCGCACCGATAATCAGGTTCACCTGTGTTTCGGCACCCTTCATGCCGTTCTCGTTGCGGCCACGTACACCGAGCATGTAATTCCCGGCACTGAGCCCGTAAAAGTCATAGCGAAACTGGTCGGTTTCATACTGTGCAACAACCGCCCCGCTTTCGTTATAGACATACAGTTCGAACACCAGCTTTTTGGTGGTGGTGGCGGTTTCCCATGTCGCCGTCACCTGCACGGTTTCGCTGTTGGTGTTCAGAATGCGAAGGTTCTCGATATTCGGTACCCGGTAGCCATTCAGGGTGTCGGTGGGCATTTCAAAAACAGCGCCCTCATCCACAATGGCCTGTTTGTTCGGGTCGTGCTGTCCCGCCGTAATGCTGTAAACCGAGTTATTTTCTGTTTCAGAAATACTCAGGATACGGAAAAGACGAACGGACAGTTCACTGACTGAAATAGCAAAAACAGTCCCGTCACGCACCCAGGCGGGAGCGCTGCGCAAAGTAATGACGCGCCCGGATACGCTGACAATGGGGTATTTCACAAACTTTCCATTGCTGCCCATAAGCGACATGTTGTCGCCTGGCGAAACCAGACCGGAGACGTCCGCATCTACGGTAATATTCGCGCCGGAGTGCGAGACAATACGCCCACCCAGACGTGTCCCGGCGTAGTCGTTATCCATGATTTCCACGACGTCACCCGGTGTGAAGGCGACTGCATCCCGGGCCATCTGGAAAGTTAACCGGCTGCTCTCCCGTTTTGCGGTTTCCAGCAGCCATTTACCGGCGCGCCAGGCCTGCCCGCGTGAAGTGCAGCCGAA